TAAGTTTTGCTCACTATAAGTTCCAGTAGCAATAGGTACAACAGCGCCACCGTTCCAAACTAAATTGTCTATCTTATACATCTCATTGCCACGTACATGAGGTATATAAGGATGTGTTCTTACAGGAATACTGACAAAACCAGTATTAGTATTATTATCATCAGATATATCATTAGGGTTGAGAGCTTCGTAGGTGGCGTTTGCCCCATCGGATTTGATCGCAAACTTCCTATCTTCGTCTTCTGTAGCTGCTGAAAGCACACCATTTGGGCCTATATACCTATCTACAGTACCCCCTACACGAAAACCAAACTTATCTGGCTGTGCAGGTACGTCAGGTAGTATGTTTTCTAAATCGAACAGATCGTTAATAGCATTAGCTGTAGTTCGTACTTCTACAGAATCGCCAGCTGAAAATGTATTGTTGAGATTCCTAGCAGATCCATCTGCTTGTTTAATAGTAAGAGTATCGGCAGATCTACTAGTGACACGCATAATCTCCGTATTAGTAGCAAGTGCTGCGGAGGTAACAGTTATATAAAAATATTCACCTGTATTTAATGTAGGAAATTTTGCGCCTTCACCACCTAACAAAGATAAAGTGCCCTGATTAGCAGAGATGCCCCCTGCTAAAGTACCTTTAGCACTATTGGCTACCTTTACCTCTGAATAGTTTGTCATCTACGATACCGTTACTGTCCATGAAACTGTTAGTGTATCTGCTGCACCTTTGTTAATTACGCTGAACACTGTACGACAAAGCATAGTTCCACCACTGCTAGCATTAAATAGTCCAGCTTCTGTGATAGCACCTGTTCCGTTACCTGCTCCAAATGTAGCTGAATAAGTAACAGCAGCACCTGACACGTTAGTGCTAGTAAGGGCTTGTCTGTTTGCTTCTGTAACCAATGCTGTTTGAGATGCGGCAGCTGCTGTAGTTCCTGTACCAATAGCCATATGACTCATAGCTGTTGCTGTAGCATCTTTCATACGTGACGCTATGTAACCTTTTCCTGCAGTTACTACTAGGTTATCAAAGTCGTGTTCTTCTTTGACAATACCCATTTGGTCAACAAGTATAACATTTAGCTTACCTGTTACCGTAATTTCATCTTTAAACATAATACCTCCTAAGTACTAAAAGTTTGCAACGCAAACTCTTCATTAAATGGTGGGGAAGAGCCAATAAGTGTGGCGCTATTGAACAAACCTCCATCACCTTCAAAAGATGCACCTATCTCATACGTGTTGTCAGATGCACTAATTGAATCTACCACGCTTTTATTTTGCTGTAAAACTATATTTTCAGAAACTGACATACTGTCTGTTAAGTTAGAAGTCAAAGAAAAGACAGGTATATCTGACAATGTAAAGTTATCAGCTAAGCTATTTAAACCCACACTTAACGCTGGTATGTCTGAAGCACTAGCCGAATCAGCCAAAGGCCGTGCTACAGTAAACGTTGGAGAATCTGTAAGTGTAGCACTATCAGAAAGTGATGTACCCACAGTAAACGCTGGAGAATCTGTAACAGTAGCTGAATCTGATAAACTGTTAAAACCAAATGTCATAGCAGGTGCGTCTGACATAACTACTGGATCTGGATCTACTGCAGCTGTAGAAAGATTAGTATCTATAGGTTTGACAACAGTAGAAGCAAACTGATCAAGCATAGACACACTGTCAGTAAATTGTCTGCTATACTGTACAGTAGAAGTGAACACATCTATTGCAGTGTAAGAATCTGCAAATGCTGTAGTAAAAGCAAAGGCAGGTGCATCAGTTATAGTTACACTGTCAGGTTCTTCAACCTCAATAGCATAAACATATAAGGATCCTATATTTGTGCCAAATCTACTTAACTTATAAGAACCATTAATAGTTCCTGACTGCGGTAGCTGTACTACCTCACTTCGCAGCCAAATCGATCTTGAAGTAGTACTGCCAAAAAGTGGTGAGTTTTCCGCATACAAATAATTAGAACCAGAGTGAGCATTGTTAGGGCCAGTTTGAGCAGTAGGTGTTGTCCCAGAATTTATGACCCACTCACCAGCGCTTGTAAAAACATCATGTGGTTCTACAGGCCCAAATTTTCTAAAAGTACTGCCATTTGCTATAGTTTCATAAGCTTCTTGTACCTCAGCTAATTGTGCATTTTGTGAAGGAGTGTTTGAATGTTTCTGAGTTTCAAACCCAGATGCATTGGTTTCAAAATCTGCAGACAACCCAGCAAAATCAATTGTGTCTATAGCAATATCACTTTTATCTCCTAAAGAGGGTGCATTATATAAAAATAAATATCTTATATATTTACCTGCCCAAGTAGAAGGAAGTGACCAACTCCTTGTTTGCCAATTTGCGTTAGGAGAACCACCTGATTTAGAGTCAAGAAGTGCAATGCCAGACCTAGCATTTGTTTCGCCTAGATATTTAACAATATCTTTCGCATCATCCTCATCTACTGTTGGTGTATCACTAGGGTTAAATCCTACAACAAATGGCCCAATAGAATCCGAGGTATTAAACGAATCATCTAAAGATCGTCCAACTTCAAACGATGGTACATCTGTAAGGTTAAATGAATCAGATAAAGCTCTTCCTACTTCAAACGCTGGTAAATCTGTAATAGTAGCTGAGTCAGCTAAAGAATTAAAACCTATAGTAAACGCAGGAAGATCTGTAACAGTAGGCGTTTCGCTAGGATTAAAACCTATAATAAACGGCCCAATAGTATCTGAGGTAATTATAGTTTCTGCTGGTAAGTTGATAACTGGTATAGCTTCATACGTCATAAATATCTCATGCTGCAACGCACGAGCGGAAGCTCTGTATATAACTTCAGTTATAACTGGATCAGCAGCTAGAAATATTTCACTATCTTGAGGCTCTACTACAAGTGAAACACCAGCATCTAAATGACTACTAGAAGCAGTTCTGGCGGATACATCCAAAGCCAGACCACCTTGAGTAGCGGCTTTAAGACGTATGTTGGGCATTAGAAGTCGTCCCGTACTCTAAATTTAATTACATCGTAGACAGTTTGGAGACTACCATTAAAACTTATGGTTACTTCACCTTCATACATTCCAGGATCTACATTAAGCACACCTCCAGCAAAATCAAACTGTACTTGTCCTGTAGCTCCACCACTAACTTTTGAGCAGTTAATTGTAGATAGCACAGTAGTTGTATTTTGTTTACGAAACTTTACAGTAACAGAAGTAGTACCAGCGCTAAGATCAATAGCACCACCTGTAGAATCATCTGTTAAGGTAAGTATAATATCAGGCTTTGAGTTACCTTTTACTAATCTAATTACATCAGCCATACATCACCTCAACATCCAAAAGCTACTGGTTTAACACGTAGCGAGTTTCTAGCCGCACCAAGGTTAGCCCTAGCTCTACGCTCTGCTGTTTTATATAAAAACTGTTTAGCGTGATACGCAGCTAACTCTCTGTCTGACCATGTGCGTTCAGGTAAGACCAATAGGTTTTGAAGTGCTCCGTGCATTATAATATTTTCTAATTCATCGAACGCTGTAGTGTCCATTTCATATGCAGTACGCAAAGGTTTAACTGCAATAACCATACGTAACTCGTATACTTTAGCGTTATCAGGCGTTGGCGTTACAATAAATGTATCAGCATCAAGTTGTGAGATGTATCTTGGAATCCCGTAATCAGCTGCTACAAAGTCAGGCCACTTAGGGAATCTATCTTGAAACTCTTCTAACGGTAATGCTGTCATGTGAGTGCCATCAATAGAAGCACTCAAAAATGCATGAACCTCAGTGTTAGTCGGGGGGTCATAGGGATAATCATACACCCCTGTTGTTAATGGTATCTTAGTCTGTATATGTCTGTAAGCCAGAGTTTTTTCACATGCTTCTATAGCAGCATCTCGAACATACTGTTCTATAACAGGCTGAGGACAACCTGGGACACTTGGTGAAAGTCTGGGTACTAAACTGTCGAATCTCCTTGGCATTAGACAACCTCCTCTTCAGGTATTCCACCACCCTCTGTATCGGTGATCTGTCTAGTCTGAGATGAGATACCAAGTGCTTGCGAGAAGGACTGCTGGAAAAGTGCAGCTCTATTTGAGTTAACATGCTCATTATCTATAGACTCCGCTAGAAACACTGTTCCATCTACAATAGCAGGAAAATACGCATCGGGTAGCAACGCTACTGCCTGAGCACCTGTATAAATAGGAGGTGTTTGTGCGTACTCAATTACTATCTGATGAGCTGCGGGAGCTTTAGGATAGATAAAAAATTTATTTGGATTACGTATATTTCTAATCCAGTTAATTGTAGACCCAGGATTATCTGTCATCCATGTAGGATATGCTTGGTCTAACACTTCTCTTGTGGTCTCTATAATACCGCTACCACTAGTGTTATAGTAAACTTCCATCAATCTAATAGAATCGGCAGGAGCTGACTGTACCACTGTACCAGCAGTACATGTAAGATCTGCCTGCAAAGAAAACAGATCAGGTCTAAATATAGCTGTTCTTCTCAGCACCTGATTTGCAAACTTTAACAACACGGCATCGCTATAACGATACCCGTTGGAATCTGTGTCCTGTATTAGATCTCGGACTTCTGCTATAACATCATTTAGAATCATCTACCCAAGCCTCATTTTCAGGCGTATTAGGGTCATCAGCTATATAAT